CTCAAACTCAACGCTACCATCGCCCGTCTGTTTATTTGCAGACATCCGCGGCATCTTAAACCGCTGTCCATCGGTTGTTTCGACAACAATCTGGCCGTTCTCAGCACAACAAACCACTTGCCCTTTGACTTTCATCTTTGCTATACCTCTCTCTCAGTATTTCCATAGCCCGATCATGAGTCATACCCGACCGGATAAGCCGGGTATATTCTCGCATAAAAACCTTAAAATCTACTTTCCAGATCACCGGATTTTTCCGTCAAAAATCAAGCGTGGTGGTGGCTTGAAAACCGTCCTGTGCGCCCTGGTTCTATAATGCTGAGACGGGCACGGACTAAGCCGATCGCTGTTGCAGCAAACCTCGCGCCCGGCAATACGGGCCAGGGTTAGACAGCCGCAATGTGGGCATTTTTTATTTATTATTGGGGTCATTTTTAAGTTTTCGCTGGAATTTTATCTATGTTAATAATCATTTTATATCTCGACTTTTTTTTTAAAATTGTGTGAGATAATGTTCTTATATTATAATATTTTTATCAATTTTGTAAGCGATCTAAATCAGTGTAAAGAGAGTCAAATTAATTTTTTTTTTATTTATCTATTTCCTGAACGCAACCCCTAATATAATCTGCTCGATAATTCCGCCATCCACCTCGTACGAATACCAATAATCTCGCGGACATCTTTTTTGTGATAAGTCAAAAACCCGTAGACCGGAAACAAGGCAAACCCCCTCTTTCGCTGAAACGCAATAATAACCATGCCTGCACAGTTTTGATGGGCGAGGTGGGGAAATGGGAAGGGATGGGACCGGGTCAAGCGAATTAACCGGCTCGGCAGGCTCGGCAGGCTCGGCAGGTTCAATCTGCTCTATCTGCTCGATCTGCTCGACAATCTCGGGCGTTTTTGCAATAGCCGTTTCCGCGCGTTTTTCGGGCTGTTTTAGCGAGGCCAAGGGCGGTTGATACTGAGCTATGCCTCTGCCCCACGTTTTTAGATCAAGCCCGTGCTGATATGCCTCACCGGGGTCCTTGCCATGTTCGATTGAGACCGGATGGCTTTCCACCTTGTCCGCGCCATATTGGTTTTTCCACCAAGTGGTTTCCTCGGCTCCGGCGGCGTCGTTGTCCAGGCACAGGATGATTTGTTTTGCCGTGATCAATTTTTCATGGGTTGCCAGGTCAGGCCGGGCGGTCGTGTTGCCGATCGCGTAGATATCCATGGTGTCCCCGAACTCCTGATTGCACAGAATCGCGTCAAGCTCTGCCTCCAGCAAGAAGGCGGGGGCCGGGTCAACAGGTGCATCGTCTGCCTCTGGCTGCTCCCCTGGCTTTGGGAACCTTGGGAAACTCATGTACTCCGTGGAAGATCCCGCGACCAAGATATATTTCTGCCCGGCACCTGGGTCCGCCTGCCTGACCCTGATCCGCAATAACCGGCCGTCCTGGAACATCGGGATAATAAACCCCTCTGGGATCCATATCCCCTTTGGCTTGCCGGTCTTTGTGATCTCGGCAGGCAGGCCCCAGGATTCCCGGTCAAAGGAGATATCTCCGGGGTTGTATCCAATCCGGGCCTTTTTGATGGTTTCGATTGTCAAGCCCCGGCCATGCAGGTAGTCTCTGTGGGGCTTGCCGGATCTGGAGAGGAGGTGTTTGAAAGATTGGAAGGCTATTGCCTCGGCTTTGGCTTGCCATGTCAAGGATGGTCTGGGGCATTCTCGGGGGAGCCATGCGTCCGTCTCTGATAGTCGCTTTGCTATTTTGTCGATTAAAAAGGTTTTCTGGAAGCTTGGCTCGATCCCTGCGCTGGCACAGGCATCATAATAGGACATGTTGTGAAAATCCATGAGAAACTGGAGCGTGTCTCCAGCTTTTTTACAGCGCCTGCAAACCCAATGGTTAGAGTTAGGGTGGATGGAAAAGCGATCTTCTCCTTGGCACCATGGACACGGACCTTTGTATTCTCCGCCCTTGGTGGATGCTGCTTTTTTGTATGAGTGCCCGGTGGATGATTCAATGATTTGCAATATGTTTGTCATGATTTTTATCTCCTTGATCGGTTACGGGATTTCAGATTGACCCCCGTGACCCCCGTTTAACCACCCAAAAAAAGGCTAAAAACCCCTGTTTTTTCATCATAACCACTTGTTATTGCTAATAAGTTGAAAAAATGGGGGTTTCGGGTGTCAAAAGTTTACCGCTCCGTTCCTATGTAAAAGAGGTACATAAAGAGGTATATAAAAAGAAAATCCTTATATTTTTTTACATAGGAGCTGTATAATATATATAGACCCCTTATACCCCCATTAATAAATATATATAATATTTTTAAGTAGTTATAAAAAATATCGGGGGTTTTTACAAAAAATTTGGGGGACAAAACAGCGTTTTCGGGTGCCAATATGTCGTTTTTGGGGGTCAAAACCATTTTACAATATTCCTGTAAGGGTTGTTATCCCCCGGAAGGTTTTAATTCCGTGACTTTTAACCTCAGCTCCGAATTTCCTGCGGATCGATTCATAAAAATGTTTCTGGTTTAACGATTTGTAACCGGCATCGCTGCACCAGGATTTATAGGCGTTATAAAGCTCCTGCGGCTTGACCCGGAACGTTTGATTACCCATCTCTATAACGCACTTGTCCTCGATGAATCCGCGCAATAAGTCTTCAGCTTGCCGGTATTTGATAGCGGCTGCCCTTGATTTTTCAGGCGGATTTAGTCCGTGTTTCTGGTACAGTTGATTTCCCTCCACCAGCCAGTTCAAGATACCAGGGGCTTCGGCTTTTAACCGGCTTTCAAGGGTCGTGTCCTGCTGCCGTTCATACGGATTTTTAGGATCTGGATCAGCCACAAAGCTCAAATTCAGCGGGAAAAGGATAACCCTTTGCCATAACGCGTCGTCTTCGGCATCCACATGGGGCAAGGGGTTGACCAGCATGAACAGCGTGTGTGTGGGCGTGAATTCGATTTGCTTCCGGCCATACGGGTTCCGGCTGGAGATGGTATCCCCTCCAGAAAACTCCTTGATCCTGGCTGAATCAAGCTTGTCTTTTTTGTTCGATTCGCTGGCCCAAACGATCCGTGCCCCCCGGAATTTCATCAGGGCAGAGTTTGAAGAACCTCCGCTGGTAGCCATGATGTTTTGCTGCATAAGCAGGGCAATCGGGGCTTTATAGGCCATTTCCCCAAGGATGTATTTCAGGGTTTCAAAGATTGTCCCCTTCCCGTTCCGCCCCCGGTCCCCCCAGAAGATGGGAAAGATATGTTCCGTTCTAAGCCCGGAAATGGCATAGCCCAAAAGGCGCTGAAGGAAATCAACCATTTCCTGGTCCTCTTCAAAAATTTCAAAGAGGAAGGCTTTCCAATCGGGACAGGTCGCCGCCTCATCCCAGACTATGGGAGAAATGGTCTTGATATAGTCTTCCGGCCGGCCGTCCCTTCGCTTGCCCGTTTTCAGGTCTATGACCCCGTTACGGCAACCCAATAGCCATGGGTTGGCATCCCATCCGGTGCCGACATAGCCCAAAGATTCCGTGCCCATGGCCGCCAGTCTTAATATGTTGCTTTTTCGTTTTAAAGTTTGCATGGTTGTCTCCCGTATCCTTAATAGTTTAATTTGACTCTGTAGAATTTTTTCCTGTTCTTCCCGATCAAAATCAGAAAGGTCTTTATTGTGTTTTAAGTTGTTTAATTTCCAGTGGTTTCTTTGACGCTCCTGATAATACTGCCTGACAACCTCCTTTGTCAGACCATAGACGTGTAACAACTTGTCCTCACGCCAGAAATGATCGTTCCAGTAATACCAGGCCTCGTCCACCCCGGCGCTGTGGTCATACAGTCGCTTCCCCTTGAATAGGCGGACGAATAAGGCTGCGTCGCCATCTTCGTTTTCTTCAAGCGCCTGTAGGACCTCGTCTGGCGGGACAACCCCAAGGGGCGGCTCCTGCTGCAAGGACCATGCTGCATCCGCCCCGGCGTTAAAGTCTTCTAACGATATTTTACACGCTGGTTCCAGGATGGTAATATTGTCGGCTGCGCCTATTTTCGCGCTTGCGCCCGAGCCTGCGCCCTTGTGGCCTTTGTGGCCTTTTTCTTTGACTGTCATAGCTTTATAAACTCCATTACTCCGTTAACCTGGCGGTCTATCCAAAAACGCTGTAGTGATAGGTATATGTGGCGTTCACAGAACTGGCGGTTAGGACAGAACCAGGCATTCACCCCGTACCTTTGAGACCATGCTAAAATCGAACGGTAGACCGAGCGCGGCAACATTTCCGACATGGGCGGCGGGTTCTGAAACACCGCTCGAAGATCCCCTTCCACCACTAATTCCGCATGGTCAAACTGTGACATGCGCTGATACTCTTTTTCAAACCGGGCGCGCCCACGACCCGTGGAGTTGAACAAATCTGCCAAACTTTTTCGCTCCAGACAAATCGAGTGTGGCTTATCCGGGGACTCCATACCTTTAATGCTGTAGTCCCCTGTTCGGAGGGCTGCAAACTCTATCTCCATGCCGGGAAAGTCCGGGGTCCCTGGCTTGTCAACCAGGAGTGGAAGTTGTTCACGAGTGTCGATCAGTACTATAAAACTCATATGCCCTCAAATTCTGCTGTTTGTAATAGTTGCTCCTGCCGGAACGCCACGATCTGCTCTGACAGCTTAGTCTTGCGGTTATTCGGGATCCGGTTTTTGATTGCCTTCTCAATCGTGCCGAAATCTCCCAGGGTGATCACTATCTCCTTGCCCCTGGAAATGGCCGTATAAATCCAGGCATTTGACAGAAAATATTTAAACTGTTTGTGTATTGGAATAATGACCACGGGGGCCTCTGAACCCTGGAATTTATGGCACGTGATACAGTACGCATGGAGCAGGGTTTTATCTTTTTTGAGCATCACCACCTGCCGGTCCGGGTCAGTGAAATCAATGATAATCTCTTTGCCGGTTACCTCCTGAATTATGCCGATATCCCCGTTGACAACGTTGACCTCTTCGCCTTTTGTGGTTTGCAGCTTATTATTTTTTGTGCAGATAACCTTATCCTTGGCTCGGAAGGGATAGGGCTCCTCGTCCCCGTCGTTCCAAAACCCGCCTTTAGCCGGATTCAGCCTGTCCCTGAGCTTTTCGTTGATTGACTGGCACGAGAGTATTCCTGCCGTATTGACCGGGCTTAAAACCTGCACATCATTGACCGGATCATATCCACGCAACGGCATCCGATCGCATACCAGGGCCACAACGCCTGCCAGGGTAGCCTCCGGCGTGGAGCATTCGATATGAATCAGGTTGACCGGGGACTCTGCTTCCAGGTTTATTTTTTTTGCAGGAGAGTAATACTGCCCGTTTTTGATCTGGTGGCAGGCCTTTACAATGCTCCCGGAGTTCCGGTGGATGATGTCAAGCTCAATATGGGGAATCACCCGGGAAGCAAGGATATCCCGGAGGATGGCACCCGCACCCACGGAAGGGAGTTGGTCCGCATCCCCGACAAACAGGAGTCTTGTCCGTTGTGGGTTGACCGCTTCCAGGACCCGGCACATCAGATCGTTTGTGATCATGGATATCTCGTCAATAATCAATAGGTCTGTGTTCAGGGGATTGTGTTTATTGTGGAGAAATTCAAAACCGCTACCATCATAGATACACCCGAGCATGGTGTGGATTGTGGATGCGTACCGGCCGGTGGATTCCACCATTCTTTTAGCGGCCTTCCCCGTGGGGCTTGCCTGGGTTATGCTCAGCTTCTCCGATTCCGCCCATCTAATTATAGACAGCAGAGTTGTTGTCTTTCCCGTGCCAGGCCCGCCAGTCAATACACTGACCCGGCTACGTTTCACCATTTCCAGGGCTGCTACTTGCTGGTCTGTCAGTATAATTTTCATATTCCCACCCCGTTAATTTCCAGGAAGGCCAGCATCTCCGCGACTGCGGTCTCATCTCTTGCAAGGGAGGCAAAGGCCACGTCTCCGTCCTTTCCCACCATGGTCTCCTCGTCAATCAGTGCCTCAACGCCTGCCTCCAAGTTTGTGATCTGGATAAGATCCCGGACTTTATTTATAAGCTCCTGCTTGTTGATCCATATGGATCCCTCGTTGACAACCTCTCCCATGACGTGGACAGCGGCGGCTTTCTTCCGCTCGATCCC